ACAGAGAACACCACAGCGTGAGGCTTTTGCTGGCGTATCTTTCCCACGCCCAACAATGCTTCCACCGCAACAGGCGACACAGCAGGGCGTACCAGTGCCACAGCCACGTCCGGCAGGGATGCCACAGACAGCTCCTAGTGGCTTAGACCAGTTAACAGCCGCCCAGTTAAGATTACCAGCAAGAGGCACTCCACAAGGTGCTGGGTTATCAGCGGCGGCACAACAGCTATTAGCGGCATCAGGCTACACTGACAAGCCATTGAGCATGGGTCAAATACTAGGCTCTGCTGGCGCGGCTTACACAGAGGCTGAACAAGCGGTGGCACAGCGTCAGGCAGATGCTCAACAGCAAGCAATATCTAACCAGCTTGCTTATTTGCAGTTGCAACAAAAGGCGATGCCAGAGCCATCAAAATATCAGCAAATGGCAATAGCCGCTGGCTATGACCCAAATACGCCTGAAGGAATTGAGTATATTAGGCAGTTACAAGCAAAGACATCTGGTGTTCAGGTAAATCTTGGAGCTGAAGGCGATCAGCTTTTGCAAAAATTTAGCATTGAACAAGGTTCAAAACAGATCACCAAGATGCAAGATGCTGTTGAAGGTAAAGAGGCACTCGTACAAATTTATGATCAAATGAAACCGCTTCTTATGGGTGGGTTAAAAACTGGCGCATTTGAAGAAACAATGTTTCCTGTAAGAAATGTAGCCGCCTCTCTTGGGTTTGCAACACCAGAAGAAAGAAAGAATTTAAGCGATCAAGCACTGTTTTTAAAGCTATCTAAAGAAGCATCAACAATGATGCGCCCAGCAGGAAGCGGAGCAACATCTGATTTTGAAGCGAAAACATATCAGCAAGTAACAGCGAAATTAGACGACACACCGGAGTCTAATCTCAAAAGGATTGCTGGGGCTTTACAGATACATGATTACAATAAAAAGAAGATGGCCTTTTATGAGGATTTCTTTATGAGAGAAAAGACAATTATGGGCGCAAATACAGAATGGGATAAGCAAGGTATTACACCATTCCCCAATTATATGACCCCAGAAAGTATGTATAACGACTTGCAGTCCGGCAACCTAAGAGTTGGCATGATGTTCATTAATGATGACATGAATAGTAAGACAGCAGGGTTTAATTTACTAACGCCTGAATACGCACAAGCATTGGAGCAGAAATATGGCCAGTGAATGGGATATAGTGGATGAAATGGTTGAAAAAACCATGCCGCAAAGATCGCTCGGTGGTGAATACCTTGACTTGGCTAGGGTAGCGGCACAAGGTCTGACATTAGGTAGCTCTGACGAGATAGAAGCCGCTTTGCGAAGCCTTGGCTCTGACAAGCCTTTCGGTGAAATCCGCAAGGAAATTATGGGTCGTATTGAGCGCAAGCGTGAAGAAATGCCATATAGTGGTACTGCTCTTGAGATTGCTGGTGGACTGCCAACAGGTATGCTTGGTATGGGGAAAAATGCTCTTTCTTCCCTGTTACGTTCTGCCGGACTAGGCGGCACATACGGTTACATGAGTGCAGAAACTGGGCGTGAGTTAACAAAAGCACCTTTTCAAGCAGAGCGCATACCACAGACACTTGGTGGGGCAACGATTTCGGGATTATTAGGCGGTATTACACAAAAGCTGTTCCCATCACGGCCAGACGCAACTAAAGAAATGCTGGGTAAAGGTGTGCCACTCACGCTTGGCCAATCAATGGGCGCAAAAAGCCCTATTGCTCGTTTAGAGAATGTTGTTATGCAGAGTATGCCTTTGGCTGGCTCTACGGTGGGAAAAGCACGGCAATCATCTTTGTTGGGCTTTAACAGGGTGGCCATTGATGAAGCGTTAGCACCAGCAGGGATCAAATTGCCTAAAGATAAAACAGGCTTAGATGCTATTGATTGGGCGACAACAGAATATAACCGCATTTGGGATGACGCTTTGAAGGGTATGACCGTTGATAACCCACAGGCAATGAATGAAGTTGTCGATCTAACGACATCACTAGCCGTAAAACATGGTGATATTTTTAAAAGTAAGGCACTATTCAACCAGCTTGAAATGATAGAGCGTGGCGCAAAAGTCTATAAAAACAACCCAAGCATGTTAATGACCCAATACAAAACTATAAGAAACAGGGGTAGTAAACTAGCAAAAAGCCAAGACTACGAAAAACAAGAGTTAGGCGCGGCGTTGCTTGAGGCTTCTGATGGCATGTTGGACATAATCTTAAAGTACAACCCTGATAAAATACCTCAATATGAGGTTGCTCGGAATATCACAATGGGTTGGATTCCAGTAAGAAATGCGGCTTTATCGGAATCAGCATTAACGCAAGGGTATTTTACGCCCAAACAATTGTTGAAACAGGTGCAAAAACAAGACCCAACCACACAAAAAATGCGATACTTAGAAGGTGAAATGCCATTGCAAAAGACAGCGCAAGCTGGCATGGAAACTATTGGCGAAGCTCCGGCAGGAAGCCCAACAGCAGAGCGTATGCTTGGAATGGGTCTTATAGCTGGCGGCGGCTCAGAAAGTGGTTACATGCCTATGTCTGTTAGTTTCCCAACACTATTGGCAACGTCTGGTCTTTATGCGCGGCCGGAGATGGCCAGAAAGTTTGGCACTGGTTTAGCAACATCGGTTAGAGCCGCCCAGCCAGCGATAGGCGGTGTTCTTTCGGAGCGTCCGGCGATACAAGCAGAGAACCTTGGCTTGCTTGACTTGCCGCAATATCCATAGGCTTACTTGCTGACCAGTAAGGTAAATGATATAAACACACCAGAGGTTGTGACACATGAGCAAAGATAAATTAACGGACTACAGCGCAACTGCGGCATCCAATACGGACATTGGCGGCGTTAACATTGACGAGGGTATGCTACCCAGCAATGTGAATAATGCCCTGCGCGAACAGATGAGCCATCTGGCTGACTTTGCGGCTGGAACTACTGGCGTAGATGTCCTTAACTTGCAGGATGATGACGCAAGCCATTCCATTAAGATACAAGCTCCGGCGACTGTTACAGCCACCACCACACTGACACTGCCGGACGGTGACGGCGATGCAAACCAAGTTCTGACAACTGATGGTTCTGGCACACTTAGCTGGGGTGATTCAGTTCAGTCTTTCACGCTATACGAGTATACAGCGACTGCTGATCAAACCACGTTTACAGGCTCTGACGACAACGCGGCTACACTGACATATACGGCTGGCAGTATTATTGTGTTTATGAACGGCGTGGCACTTGATCCATCTGATTACACAGCCACTAACGGCACTAGCCTTGTCCTGTCCTCTGGGGCGGCTTTAAACGACATTGTCAACATCATAGCATTTGGTGCATTCACAGTAGCTGACACGGTGTCTGCTTCGGCTGGCGGTACGTTTAATGCGAATGTGACTGTTGATGGCACTGTGACGTCTGATGGGCTGACTGTTGACACTAATACGCTTTACGTTGACAGCACGAATAACCGCGTGGGCATTGGGACGGATTCGCCAACTGCTTCACTAATGGTTAATGGTGGCGTAGCTAACTTTCCAATTGTTGTCAATTCTACTGACCAATACGCAGGCGTTGCATTTGCTGATAACACAACAACAAGCAATGCCCACGTTGCTGTTTATGCAGATGGTAATAATTTAGGTTTTGAAGCTGGCAACGCAGAACGTATGCGCATCGACAGCAGTGGCAACTTGCTGGTGGGTAAGAATGCGGCAAGCACTGCTACGGTAGGCGCAGAACTAAGGCCTACGGGTCAGGCAATATTGGTTGCCGATGGTACAAACCCAATCTTAATGAACCGCCAAACCTCAGATGGCGACATTGCAGTGTTCCGCAAAGACGGCACGACTGTGGGGAGTATTGGGTCACGCTTAGGTGGAAACATATATCTTGATGCTCCAAGTGCGGTTTACTTTGGTACTAATTTAAGGCCACTTGATGACAATAGCTATGATGTAGGTGCATCTAGTCTGAGGTGGGATGACATCTACGCCACTAACGGCAGTATCCAAACATCTGATGAAAATGAAAAGCAACAGATTGCCAGTCTAACTGACGCAGAGATGACAGCCGCTAAAGCCATCAGCGCATTGTTTAAGACATACAAGTGGAACGATAGCGTTGCTGAAAAGGGCGATGCGGCTCGCACTCACACAGGCGTTATTGCACAGGACGTGCAGTCTGCTCTGACTGATGCTGGGTTGGACGCTGGTGACTATGCTTTCTTCATCTCATCAACGTGGTGGGAAACACAGACAGATGTTCCAGCGGTTGAGGCTGTTGATGCGGTACTTGATGAGGATGGCAACGTGGTCACTGAGGCTGTTGAGGCAAAGGAAGCATACACACGCACCGACACTTACGACACAGCAGAGGAAGCCCCAGAGGGTGCAACAGAGCGTACACGGCTAGGTGTTCGTTACCCAGAGTTACTGGCTTTTGTAGGTGCGGCAACGGAACAGCGGCTGGCTAACATTGAAACACGCATAGCCGCATTGGAGAATGTATAATGACAAGAGCAAGAGATTTAGCTGACTTAGCTGGTAGCGGTGGTGGTGCTGGTTACTTTGACGGTGAGAATGGCGCGACTGGCGACACGACAAACGGCAAGGGTGACATATTCAGAGTGCATGAGCAACAGCTTGACACTAACACAACCATCGCTACTGGCGACAACGCTGGGGCTTTCTTTAGCCTAACCGTTGCAACAGGGGTTACGTTGACAGTCAACGGTAACTTGGTGATAGCATGAGTACATTAAAAGCAGATACCATACAGAACACATCTGGCGGTGCAGTCACGCTGACTAAAGCAGATACTGTAAAGTGTACATTCAGAACTTCTGGAACTTACAGCGGAGTAAATGCGTCAGTAAACGTGAGTGGACTAACAGATAATGGGACAGGGGATGTGACCATAGCATTTACCACTTCTTTTTCTAATGCCACAAGCCAATCTTTTGGTGCGGCTTCTGGCTCTACTGCTGGCAGAATGATAACTTTTACTGGGGTTGGGACAGGCAGTTGTGACTTTCGCTGTCACACTGATGCAGGTGGTGACGCTGATGCTCAGATGTCCTCTATGTTTACAGGAGATTTAGCATGAGTACCATCCTAGTTGACAATCTCACAGGCAAGACCTCTGCTGGCGACATTACGGTGACTAGCGAGGGCGGTGCGGCTACTCAGTCCTTGCAACAGGGGCTGGCGAAGGCTTGGACAAGACAAGACCAACGCAGTACACTAAGCACAGTGTCGTCATTTAACTTTAGTTCAGCCTCAGATGTTGGAACAGGGCATGTGCAAATTTCTTTTAGTAATAATATGAGTGATGCTAATTACAATGTAGTTGGGATGAATGGTTACGAAGACGGTACATCTAATGAGTTTATGGTTGCAATAGGATTAAGAAGGGGTGTTCCACCAACATCATCAACCTATAATACACAGTCAGTCAACGCTTTAAACAGCGCAACAGGCGGCACAGACAGTGACAATCAGATGACAGCAGTATTCGGAGATTTAGCATAATGGCTGGTAAAATTATAGCAGATACGCTGGAACACAGCACCGCAGGTTCGGTGACTACGGACTATGTTGTTAATGGTAGTGCGAAGGCTTGGGTAAACTTTAACGGTAGTGGCACTATTGCGGCTCGTAACTCACTAAACACCAGTGGGTTGGTAGACAATGGAACTGGCGACTACAATCAAAACTTTACAAACAGTTTTTCTGCGGCTGATTTTGCTTTTGTTATGGGTGGTAAATTTGATTCTGGTGCTTCAAACCTAACTCAACCGATAACTAACCACTATAGAACTACACAAACATCCTCAACCGTTAGAATAGGAATGCAAGTACCAAACACAGGCGCAGATGGATTTGATGGCGACACCGTAACTTCTATAAATCACGGAGACCTAGCATAATGCAGACACCATCCTTTCAAGGCACTCACCTATTTGACCGACTGTGCTGGGCTAAAGAAAACCTAGACGGTGTGCAGTCAGACTACCGTGTGGTCTATGAGAACAGCATTGATGAGTGCGCCAAGATACTTGTGCCTGACCCTAACTGGATGGCGTGTGCGCTTCAAGGCGGCATCCTACCGCCAGTGTGGGTGTATCACGAACTAGCAAAAGATGAAGCACAACCGGATTTCAAGAAGCATACTCGCGGCTACCTGTTGCATACGACTGAGCCAATGCCAGCTATGACAGAAGAAGAAGCTATTGAGTATTTGATTATGAAGGACGTACCACAGTCTGTATGGCAGACTTGGGATGAGGGCAACCGCCCGAAGATGGTCATCTGCAAGAAAGAGCAGTTACCGCAA